TGCCAAGGTTTGAAATACCGACACAAAAAACATTGTCCTCGGAAATACATTTGTACGGCAAATCAATCAGCGGACACATGCTATTGCCGCCAAGAGATACTGCGTTCATCTTGACAGTTGCACTGACAATTACAACATCACCAATCGTCTTATATGTACAGTTTGCACTTTTGATTTTATCGGTGACGGTTGAATACGGTGTGAGTGTTGATGTACCGCTTTCAATATTTGACGAATCGTATTTAGTCGACAAGGCGGTTTTATCTGCTTTCACAAGCAGAGCGTTGTAAACTGCTCCGCTTGTCAGATAACACGGGCTGTTATTTTTTGGCTCGCTGTCGAACGGCATTGAATTGAGCTTTTGGGCAAGTTTTTGGTCTGTTCTTTCCTTCGTATATGCATCCGTAATTCCGTAGCCAGCGAGTGTAGTACTTTTATCTGCTTTCTTCATAAGATTTGTGTCAACCGTATCAAGCCTTGCTCCAAGCGAATTAGAACTGCCTCTTGCTGTGGCTATTTCGGATTCAAGTGCAATTGCTCCGTCTGTTGCCCGTTCAATCCCCTCGTCCATATGGTTGAGGTTGTCGGCAGTCAGCGGAGTTGCTGTTGAGGGAGTGTTTTCCCAGTTCATTCGTGTGTATTTGTTCAATTTTTATTCTCCTTTCGCTGTGATTTTGTCTGTGAGTGCCTGTATGCCCGTAAGCTCTCTCGATAACACATATGATGTCACGGTTGCGGTTTGCGGAGTGCCGTCAGCGTTATAGGCATAGTTGCCGTCAGCGTCGGTTACATAATATTTAATCTGTATCATATCGCCCGGTTCAACCCACAGTCTGCCGTCAAGCGTTGCCTCTATAGGCTTATAAATTTTATGGTGTATTCGCTTGCTTGTATCGCCTGAAAACAAATTTTCAAACTTATGTATCCACGCACCGCCTTCGTTATCGTTTTCCTGCCATACAAGAATGTTATCTGTCATATCATAGGTTTTACCGCCTAAAAACTTGTAGCTGCGCACTTTTGCGGTTCGTGTAGAACCTCCGATTGCAAAGTCAACAGTCCCGTATGTACCGCTTGATTTTTCGTCAGCGTTGAATGCCTCGTAAAAGTCATATTTTTCTGCTTTTGTTATATCGGTTTCAAGGTTGACAAAAACAATGTTACCGCCTTTTCGGTTATCGGGTTTAACAAAAGCAAACACACCGAGCATTTCCGCTGTATAATTAAGCAATTGACCGTAATTAACCTTTTCGGAATCATTAAGCCATACTTTGTTAAAAATTTTCATATTCTTAACAGTCAGATTCTCAACCTTGTTGATAACCTCGTTAAGTAAACGGTCGGATAAAAAATGGGCATCAGGTTGACCGCATAGGTTAATAAATTTTTCAGAAACCATTGCCAACAGTGCATAGACCGAAGTACTGTTAGAATTGTTATTCCAGAGCTTTTGCAGAGCGTTTGTACAGTCGGTTTCATAAAGCTGTGAAATCACATCATAGGCGGTTATGCTGATTTTGTTCTGATCTGTTTTATTGACCTCGGCTTTGTCAATCATACCGTTAAAAATGCACCACGACTTTGTTGTCACGGCTTCGCCCGGATAGAGCGTATTGCTCGGATATAATGAACTGCTCGGCAGTATCGGAGAACCCGACGGAAAAGTTTGTGTCAGCTTAACTAAAATCCAACAACCGACAAGTTTTGAAACATCAAAGACTCTGTCAACGGTGTTCAGCAATCCGATTTTAAATTCGGAAGCAATACAACCGCCGAATTTCAGCTTGCTTTCGTCACAAATTGACTGTTTAAGGCTCATACTTTCGCTTTCAATGTTAGTTTCGGTGATGACATCAAACTTGCTGTCAGATGAAAAGATTTCGAGCTTATTTGAAATAAGCTCGTTAATAATTTTCTGCTTATGCGTACTTGAAACGGATAGCAATCTGTCACCCCCTTAATACTCAATAAAAGTGAAAGTCACGGCATTGTATATGATGTTGTTTTCGGTGATTTTCTTGACCTGATAGGTGATGTCGGGCATATAGGCGGTCATTGTGCGATATGCAAGAAGTTCATCGTCCCAATACTCGACACGGATTTTACGCTGTTGAGAGTTATCCCACGAACTATTCAAAACACTTCTAATCGACTGCATTTGTGCAAGGTTGAGTTCATCAACGGTTGTAAACTCAATTTTCGACTTGTAATTTGGCGAAGTTGTTCGGTGCATAAGATTGTTGCTGTCACGGTATGCCTTGATTTCGGTTCTCTGGAGTGGAGTGCCGTTGTAGTTATCCTTTGCAATAAGCTCGTGCGGAAACAGCTTACCGCTCTTAGGAAACCTTATTAAATAACCTTTAAAATTTGCCATGTCATCATCTCCTAATCTAACGCACCGACACCGTGACGCTTTTTGACTGCGTTGTTGCGTTTTACAATGTTGTTAAAAATCACTTCGCCGTCAAGATTTACAGTAAGGTTAATGTCACCGCTGTCACCTGTTGAGCCTATCTCTGCCATAGCCTCAATAAGTGCCTGTTTGATAGTTGAAATCGGCGAAACAACCTCAGCCTCACGCTTGTTATCGCCGAGTACGGCAAGAAATTCACCGTAATTTGCAGGAACAACCGTTCCTGTGGCAAGTCGGGGAACTGTGATGTTAGGTAAATTAACATTGCCGTTTATGCCGCCGAGTGCCTCATAAGCAATCTTTGCCGCTGTACTCATTCCGCCTGAAATAGCACTGCCGAGGCTGTTGAACGGATCTATAAAGTTGTTTAAGAAGTTCTGAACAACACCTAAAAATCCGTTCATAGGCTTTTTTACAGCACTCTTGATACCCTCAAAAGCATTTGAGAAAACGCTTGAAATCGGATTGATATGTGTTGAAATAAAGCTAAGCAGTCTTGCAAGCGGATTTTTCAAGGCATATATTCTGTCACGAATGCCGTTTGCAAGACCTTGAACCGTGTAACCGCCTCTTTCATACATTTCTGTTGACGGGGAATGAATTCCCATCGTGGTATCATATTCTGAAAGCACAGTAGAAGCAAGACCGTGACTGTTTTTGACAAGCGCACCTTTGTATGCGTCTGTACCCTCAACAAGACCGAGAACCGTGTTTTTACCTGTATCTTTTGCAGCTTTTTGCAAATTGTTCAAAGATTTCCACTGCGAATTTTGAACATCCGTTGTACTGATAAGACCTGCATTATACGCCATAAGAACAGCGGCGGCGTCTGAATAGTTGCCATTAACAACCTTTTGTACATCTGTAAGGTCATCACCCGTCATAGTCAGTTTGTTCATAGCGGCAACAGCTTTATTTACCGAACTTGTTGCACCGTCAAGAGATTTTGTTTTGCTCTGAATATTCTCGAAGTATTCAATGCCCTCTTTCCATAAAGCGTCGTTTTTAGCACCGCCACCAAAATAGTAATTTTCAAGAGCCTGCATACTTTTGCCGTTTTTCTCAAGCCACTTTTTCAGTTTTTTCTGTTCGTTTTCAAGGTCTTTTTTCTTGTTGTTATAATCTGATTTTGCACTGCTGTATTTCTTTGACGCAAGAATTCGTTCTTTGCTATTTTCAGAAGATAATTCAGCTAATGCGGCACTATTTGCAAGTTGTTGATATTTATCAATTGTACTGTCAATAACCTTTTGCACCTCGGCTAAATCACCATTTAAGTGTACTTTGCCGTCAGCACTGACAGTAACATACTGATTCCACACATCGCTGAAACCGTCAACATTGTTTTTAAAATATGTAACAATGGTTTCAAGCTGTGCCTGCTCTTCTGGACTAAGCGTAGCTTTCTGTAACAGTTCATCAAGTTTCTGTTGGTAACTGTCAACAAGTGTATTGTCTGCATACAAGCTGTCCATTCGTTCAAGAGTGTCTGACAAATTATCCTCAATACCTTGCGTAGTTGTATCAAGCCTTGATTTTATACCGTCAATTTCATCAGCAAATTTTTTAGCTTCGGAATTACTCCAAACAAGCTGATTATATACAGTAACTGCAGTCACAAGTCCGGTGATGGCACCGGCAACGGCTAAGATTGGATTTGCAGAAACAGTTGTCAAAAATAACTTTATAGCATTTTTGACTTTGTCAATTCCGCTTGCAATCGCTTGTCCTGCCTTGAAAACAACAACAGCTGTACCGACTGCAGTAATGCCGCCTGCGATAGCGTACAAGGTTTTGTCACTAATAGATTTAACTATTTTGCTTAACAGTTTCAGCGCTCCTGCAAGGGCTTCTACAAGTTCCGGAACTGCTTCTTCAATTGTCCATTTTGCAAGTGGGAGAAGAATATTCTTGTATACCTGTTTCAGCTTATCTCCACAGGCTTTGAGCAAATCCCTGAACGCCTGTCCGAGGTCGGCAACAGCTGATACAAGCGGTGACAAATCAAGACTTTCAAGCCATTCAAGGCGAATCTCTGACATATCGCTCAAAAAGCCTGTGATATCTTCAACAATGCCAAGGATTGCTTCCCAAATCTTTTTGCCCGATTCATTTTTGTCCCAAGCCTGTTTGATTTTAGTCCGCAGAGTTTTGGTGTAGTTGTTGCAGTTTTTGATAATATTCAGAATATTAGTCCAAATTCTCTCACCGGTGCCGTTATTCCAAACTTTGCGAAAATCCTCTGCAATCGTATTTACAAGTTCAAGCAAGCTGTTCCATTTGTCGATAATGGATTGCACAACCTCGTCACCAAGTCTTGCCTTATTCCAAGCCTTTGTAAACGCTCCCGAAATATCACCGATGATATCAAAAACATTTTTCAAAAGCTGTTTGATGTTTCCGATAATCTTTTCGCCTGTGCCGTTTTTCCACACTCTCTTCCACGATTCGCCGATTGAAACAAAAGCATTTTTCAGATTATTCAAGGCTCTTTTAATGCTGTCAAAAACCTTGTTTGTACGCTTTTCAATCGCTGTTGCGGCAGTATCAAGTGCGTTAACTGCGGCTTTAGAGGATTTCTTTGTGGGGCTGTTTACTGCTGTGCTGTCATCTGATGAACTGTTTTCAAGGCTCATCACATTGAGCCTGTCAAATCCTTGAAGATTGTCTTTAATTTCCTTTGTCTTTTTCGATGTTGTGGCAAGTGCAGAGTTTGCACTCTTTGTTTCATCGGCGAGGTCTGTCATTTCAGAGCTTGCGGAATTTGCGGAATTGTCGGTTGCAGATGAATAGCCGAAAACCTGTTCCGTAAAGCTTTTGAATTTTTCCGTTGCAACATCTAATTTTTCGATAAAGGAATTAAGATTTTTCAACAGCGGAGAAAACACATTGATAAGTCCCTGACCGAGTGTTGCTTTCAGGCTGTCAAGTCGGAGCTGTAAAATTCTTGTCTGATTTGCCCAACTGTCCTGCGTTCGGGCAAAGTCACCTGTAGCATTGGCAAGCTGGTCTTGCACAAACTTGTAACGCAATGTTACTTTTTCGGCTTCAGTCATTTTGGCTGTAGTCTTACCGTAACCGTTTGCAAGGGCATAGCTGTCAAGTGCGGTCTGCGTCATTACAATACCCAAATCTTTTAAAGTTTCGGTTTCACCCGAAAATACTGATTTAAGTTTTGTATAGGCTTCGTCCTGTCTGATGTTGTAGAATGAAGCGACATCGCCTGCAAGTCCTGTCAGCGTGGTTGACATATCATAGGCTTCTTTCTCTGTAAAACCGAAAGCCTCAGCCATTGAGCCGAAAGTACCGACATACCGCTTTGCCATTGTTTCGGACAAACCAAAAGAATTAGCTGCACTTTTTGCCCACTTGTCAACCTGTTTGGTCATTGCCGGAAAAGTAACATCAACAACATTCTGCACTTCTGCAAGGTCAGAACCAAGTTCTATGCACTCTTTGCCGAAATTTGTAATTGCATAAGTACTGAAAGCAACAGCGGCAGTCTTTGCAAAGGTCTTAAGCTGATTTTTTACCTTTTCGATTGATTTGGTAACAGTAGTATTAACCTGTGCCAAACCGCCGTTAAAACCCGATGTATCAAGTTTCGTGTCAAAATTCAGATAACCGTCAACCGCCATATTTTCACATCCTTTCATTTAAAAATGGGCATAAAAACAGCGCACACCGTTATGATGTACGCTAATAAAATTTTGCAAAAGAACAGCCACCCCGTTTGGAGTGGCTTTTTTGTTATTGTAATACTATTGAATCAATTATTGCCGATAACAGAGTTTCATCTTCCTCTGAAATAGGCTCGGTTGAGGAATAAGAAAAATTGTATGCACCGTCATTCCATAAAAAAGCATAAGTGTGTGCATATACACCTTCCATTTTATACGAAAATTCTATTCCATAACACGATGCTATTTCTAAATATTTTTTGCTGGATAATTCAAAGTCCCTATCACCTTTCATTCCCTCCACAATACTATCTAAAAGTTCATTAGCCTGCGATTCGGTGTATAAAAGAATATCGTCACTCAATTCCGTATAACTTACAAGAAGATTATCATTTTCTGGACTTTTGTGATTAAAAATCAATCCGCTTGTACCTTTTGTTTCAAACTGTGACGGAGTACAGTATTTAATATCTTTTAAGGTGTTTTCGATAGCTAAATCGTACTCTGCCTTTGTTGTTTCCTGCACCGTTGTGGGAATTTCTGTCGTCACAGGTTCAGTGGTTTCAGCCTTTATATCGGTGTTTGAACTGCTTTCCGCTGTTGTACCGCAGCCAACAAGCAATACTGCAAAAACTGCGGTTAATGCTAACGCTATGAGTTTTTTCATCATTCATCCTCCTAAATGTTAAAACAATATAGTTTTTATTTAATCATACACTAATATTTAGAGAATGTCAACAATATGTGATAAGATACTACACTACACAAGCGAATTTATGAAGTCAAGTTCCTCTTTATCTTCGGCTGTAAATTTGGGCTTTAGGTCGATAAGTTCTTTATGTTCGCTGTAAAAATCCCGTTCGGTTTTGTCGAGCTTCTTATGCTTTGCCTTTTTGGTGCGTATTGAAATCACCTGTGTAAACAAGCCGTCACCCACTTCATTGAACAAGCCGAGAAAAGTCCACCAGTGCATATAATCGACTGTGCGTGTTTCCACTCCTGCAACCTTATTGAGAGCAGGGAAGATTATATGTCCGTCCTGTTCCCAATCAAGCACACGAACGGGGAGCTGTTTGCCCTGCGGAATATCTCCGCCGTCAAGATACCAAGTTGCCCTGTCAAGTGCCTTTTGGTAATTTTCGGGAATTTCCTTGTAAAGGCACTCGACACACACTCGGCTTTTTTCAAAATCGTTCAGATCATCGTCTGCATAGGCTTTGAAAATCAGCAGAGCAACACGGAAGTCGGAATTGATTTCGTAGTTTCTGCCGTCAACCTCAAGGCTTTTCGGCAGTAATTCAATCACTTTTTCACCTGTGAAGTGTATTTGCCGACTTTCTTATTGGAAATTTTCTGTGCCGATTCAAAATCAGCCTGCATAACAGGAATAAGCACTTCAAGGAAGTTTTCAAAAATCGGCTTACCGCCCGCAAGTGAAAGACAGTTAATTTCACCAAAGGCAACCGTGCAGACATCCGAACCGAAAATGTAGTTAATCTGCTCTCTGATGTCCTTGTCGCACTCGGTGATAAGCTGAATTGCGTCTGTGTTTTCAGCTTTTTCAGCGTTTTCATACTTCTTCTGAATCTGCTCAATATTCTTGACTGCCTCGTTGAGCCTTGCGAGAATGCCCACATCCGCGGTATTGATACGGATTACTGCGTTTTCGTCATCGCCAATCTGATACTCCTTGTAACCTCTGTCAAAAACAAGTTTCTGCATAAATCAATCCCTCCCCAAAGATTAAACCGTTGCGGTAAAGGTCGGCACTTTCTTCTCAATTGTAGCCGTACCCTGCTGTCTGTCGCCGTTAAATGCGATGTTGAACGGAATGTTCACACCGCCCTGAGCACCGCCGTAGGACTGTGGCTTTACGATACAGGTTTCAGTCCAAGCGTCATACGGACCTGTCTTTTTGTCTACTAAAACTTCAAGAATTGCAGTCTTGCAGTCATCACCTGTAAGGCGGTTCATTGCAATATCCTTAATCTTTTCATAGATTGCATCGCCTGTGTTTGCGTAATAAGTGTCTGCGTCAATTGACGGTTCATAGCCGTTATCGTTTACAACGGTTTCATCAAGAATGTTCTTGACTGTTTCTGTGTCGGGGTTGAGTTCAACGGACATATCTTCAATATCTCTGCCAATCAAAAACCACTTAGGGGTTTCGCCTGTGCCGAACGAAGCGTCAATGTAGTGCATAAGATAACTTCTTTTGAGTTTACCGATATCGGGTGTTGTTGTCATAATTAAAATTCCTCACTTTCGATTTTGTAATCTGCGGTAATCTGTAACTGATACATTACATTACCAATTAAATTGCTGTCGGGTATGTCATAAAGCATACCGTTTGAACAGGTTATTTTTGTGAGCGTACCTGCAAGCTCATTGTCGCCAACCGTTACGGTCAGCGTTTGCCCTTTTGCCTGTTTTTCAAGCCACAGCTGTAACTCGTTAATAAGTCCGCTGTTGGCAAGGCGGTCATAGTCATTAACCGACTGATAAACAGCGTACAAGATGAATGTGTGCTGTCGCTCCTGATTGCCGAGAACATCGGATTTAATCAGTGTGTCGCCTGTCGGAGATAAGCCGTAGTTGTCGGTGTCAGGGGTTGTGTAGTCAATGTGCAGAACATCGTTCAGCTTTGGAAAGCTCATCACAATGCTCTGCATAAGTTCAATTATGTTCATTCTGCCGTGCCTCCTGCCACTTTAGCAGCACCCTGTAAAATCTCTTTTTTACGGTCAGCTTTCATTCGTTCAAACCACATCTTGCCGGCAAGAGGGTGCTTTGCCCGAGAATAAACAAGCATTTTACCTGTGGGGTGTTTCTTCTGTCCTTTAGGGCTGAAATAGCCCACAATAACACCGTTTTCCTTAATCGGAATATTGGGACCGTAAACCTTGCCGTAGTAGAGATACCTCGCATATGGTGTGTTCTGATGAATTTCGCCCGAGCCTATAACCGTTGAGAGGGTTGCCGACTTTTCAAGCACACCGTTTCTGAACGGCGTATAGGGTTTCATCAATCGTAAAACCGTGCTGTCAACATACTTTTGCACCTTTAACACATCAGCATTTTTGCGGACTGCAAACTTTTTATCCCAGAGGAAACCTGCCGTTCCGTTTTTTGACTTGATGACAAAATCGGGCGGTTGAACAATCTTCATGCAATCACCTCGCCGAAATTTTGATGTGCTGTAAATCGGTTACGACGCCGTAGAGCTTTTCATCAATCGACATAACCGCATAGCACCTGTGTTTTTGCTTTAGCGTTTTAAGACTCTGTGACACGCTCTGAGGGTTTGAATTATCAAAGGTAAAATTACTCTCACCCTTAATAATAATGTCCTGTGCGCTGTTCTGAGGGGTGCATAGCTGACCTGCAAAAAGGTTTTCGCTCGGCTTTAAAAAGCCGGGCAAAAGCCCTGCGGATTCAATCGGAATATACACCGTCACGCTGTCAGCGTTCTGCATTCCGCTTTTAAGCACATTGCGAGCCTTGTTCTCCTGCCAATGACATTCGGGAATAAAATATCGGTCATAGCCTGAGCCGTTGAATCTGTAGATTGTGCAGGAGCTTTCAGGGGTAATAATCATCTGCGACCACCTCTGTACAGCAAATCGGTGTCGGCAAGATACTTGTAAATTGTGTGTCTGACAGCCTTTTTATGGGCGGTTTTACGCTCTTCTTCGGACACATAGCTTACGGATTCATCACCGACGCTTGCGGATGAAATTCCTGAATTTGCGGACTGCTTTTCATCGTTATATACAAGCTCTGCAAGCTCACAACAGCAGAGTTTTACGCTTTCGGGAATATTGTTCCCGTCAACATTTTCGCCTGTGTATGCCTTAATGAGCAGGGTTGCAGAGCGTGCATAATAATCAAAGGCGGAAACAATGACCGCCTTTCTGCCACAGAGATATTCAGAGATGTAATAGCCTTCATCGGCATAAGCGGTCATAGTAACACTCCTTTAAGCCTCTACGGCTGAATGGCAGTAGATACCTGCCTTTTTATTCTCGTAAACATCGGCAATACCGACCATACGATAACCAAACTTCCAACCGTCAGAACTCTGATTAACTGACGGCTCAATAACCTTTGTGTCAAGGTGCTTTGTGAACTGAATCGGAGCAGAGCCGTGAATAATCATAAAGTTGATATTCTTGCCCGAAGTCGCCTTTTTGTAACCGCCCTTTTCCTTGCTTGAGGATGTGCCGTCAAGCTGTTCAATTGCTGTATAGAATCTTGACTGAGGAACAAGTGTGGTATCTGCAAAACGGCTGAGAACCTCCCTTGACTTTGTTGTGTCAAGGTCCTGCACAAGACCGTAAAGCGGTGATGTGATGAAAAGGTGTCTGTTCTCGAAAGGAACTTCATCCTCATCCATTTTTGTTGAGGCTGTGCGGAGAGCCTTTACAACCTCTTCGCCTGTTGTGAGAGTTGCACTCACGGAAGAAATACCGCTTGTACTTGCATACTTCGCAAAACGGAAAGCGTCAAGCTCGGGAACAACCTTTGTGCGGATAAACTCGCCCGAAAGTCTGCCGAATGCAATGCCTGCCGTTTCTGCATTATCCATTGTGTCAACCGTGAACATTCTGCCACGGTCAAAGTTACATTTCACGGTTTCGTTCGTAAGCTCAACATCGCCGTCAACATAACCGCTGTTGCGTGAATAGTCAGCAAGACCGTCCATTGTGAGCATCGGAATGATAAGCTCGTTTGCGTTAGCGCCCTGTGTTGCAAGGTCTGACGCACCGTCAATTTTGCTTGTGAGTGCTGACTGCTTATAGACCTCATCAAGCAACGCTGTGTACTGTTTAAAAAGTGCAATTGTGTTTGCCATAATAAAATCACCTCATAGATTTAATAAAATTATTTCTTTTCGGTAGAAAGTCCCATAGCCGCACGCATTGACGCAAGCGGATTTGAGCCTGTACCGCCGTTACCTGTATCGGTTGCACCGACAGGATTCTGAAAAGGCTCGTCAGAACCGAACATATAGCCGTTTTCGGACTTAACCTGTTCAAGAGCCTTTTTGATGTCATCTGCCTGATTTTTAGATGTTTTCAGGTTTTCAAGGTCAAGCAGAGCCTTGACAGCCTTTGTGTTTCTTGCACCGCTTTCCGAAATTGCACCGTCAAGCACAGAGTTAAATTCCATATCCGCAATCCTTGTCTGATACTCGTTTTCCTTTGTTTCAAGTTCGCCGTTGAGCTTTTTGATTTCGCCCTTGAGCTCGTCCACATTGACACCCTCAAACTTTTTGAGTGCAGTCTGTGCAGTTTCAAGCTGTGACTTGTAGTTGTCCCTTGATGTGCGGAGCTTTTCAACTTCTGACACGGTTTTGTAATTATCTGCAAAGGCTTTTTCAAAGTCTACCTTTTTATCTTCGGGAACTGTAAAGCCGATTTCGGAGAGAAGTGTGTGTATATTCTTCATAGTAAATCCTTTCTGCATAGCTTGTATTCCGCTTTGCCTGCGGTAGAAATTCAGCCGTTATAACCCACGGCAGGGTAAAATAAAAGCACCTATGCAATCAAATGCAAGGGTGCTTAATCTGCTTTTTCTGTTTTAACTGCTTTGGCTCTCGGCTTTTTAGGAGCGTCAGGCTTGACCTCAACTGCAAAGCCGCCGTCAATGAGCTGTTTGGCTCGTTCATCAGAACATTCAAAGACTTCATTTACAGGACGGGTTACATAGCTGTTCTGCCTGTCGTTAAATGCTGTTGTTACTCTGATTTTCATTCTGTCACCACCTTTCTAAACCGGTCGAAATCGACGGGTTTAACTGTTAATCTTTACTCTTAAATGTAATCGGCAAAATCTGTTTAGGCAGGAAGTTAATTTCATAACGGTATTTGTCCACTTCTGCACCGCTTATGTCCTCTACAACATACATAGTTTCATCATTAAGACCTATGATATGCTTTTTGTATTCACCCTTGCCCGTTTCGCAGACAACCTCAATTTGGTTATCATCATTATCGACCTGTAATGAAAAAGCGGCAACAAGTTCAAATGACGGCTTATCGGTTCTTGTGTTAATAACCGTAAGCCTGCGTATCACATTGAAATTGTCTGCTTCCTGCGAAACATTGTACGATACCTGCGTTGCCTCGGTACAGCCCACAGTAACCAGTACGGTTGTTGCAATCATAACTACCATAAGTACAATTGCTAAAATTCTTTTTCTCATAGTATCAAACCTTTCTTTGATTAATAATAAAAAAGCACTCTGATCTCTCAAAGTGCTGATTCGATGTGTTAAGTTTTGTCTTGGTAAGTTACAGGCAAGTTAAACAACAAAACCGCCCTTTTTACGGAGCGGTTAGTTTTTGTTTCTTTGTTTTTCAAGTTCTTTAATTATTTCGTCAAGACGTTTTGAAGCTTCTTCGTTAGAACCATCTAAAACAGATTTGTTTATTTCTTCCATTCAAATAAACCTCCTTCTTGATGTTTACTTAAAAATTTATCAATAACCTTTCTGTATTCACTGTCAGAACCTGTTTTTATCCTCTTTTTTTCCATTCGTTGTAACTCTGTTAAAAGTGATAGCCTGTCGTATCCTTTCAACTTTGTTAATACTTCAATGTTGCCATCGTTTTTCACAATAGTAAATGTTTTTATACTATCATTCTTAATAAATTCGATAATATCATTTAAAGAATAACTGCTGTTTCTCGGGTGATTGTGCATAACAAATAAATCTTTGCCTTGAAGTGCTGATCCAAAATCTATTTTTTCATCAGTTCCTTTAATAGGCTCTGTAATCATTTTGGACACATCATTTTTTAACACGAAGGCAACTTCTTTATTGTCATTTTGTTCTTTTGAAAATTTCAAAAGCTCCTTGTGTTGTTTTTGAATTTCCAAACACTGCTCTTCTGTATAACCTTCAATATCAACTTTAGGAATACAACTGATAGCTTTATCGGTTATCGGAGTAATAGGCTTTTTACTTTTCTCTTTTATTATACCACTTTTACCCGATTTTGCAACATTTTCAGCGGTGATTTTATTGACACTCTCTGCCTTTTTCGGGAGTTTTGAGCCTAAGGCATTTTTGCCGTTTACGGTTACTCTTTCCCATTGTTCGGGAAGTCCCATAGCTTTTGAAAACTTTACATATTCGTCCTGCCTTTGAAAGTATCGGACCTTTGCGCCTGTGATTGTGTCATAGTCTGCACCGCCCTGTGTAAGCAGTTCAATCTTCTGTCGGTCGGCGCGCATTGCGGTTTCAAGCTGTCTTTGCTTCTGCTGTGCCTCATATGCCGTGTACTCTTTGCCGTTATACTCTTTCGGGGCGTTCTCATCCTCGTTCATACGGTCAAGTTCTTCTTCGCTGTATGTCGGGGTATCAATGCCCTTGATGAACGGCGAATAGCTGTGGTAGCAGTTCGCACCGCAAAGTCCTGTGACCGTACCCAATCCACAGACGGTTTCAAGCTCCTTTTTGCTGTACACTCTGCCCTGCCACACCTGATGTGTCGGTCTTGCCCCACGGTGATAGCTGACCTCGAAATATTCCGTGCCGAGCTGTTCGGCGTTGTCCTCGTTGACCTTTGCGACAACCTGATTAAAGCCTGTCATCAACGCCCTGCGAACCGCCACATCAACACGATTGCTCCAACCACTTGCATAATCGACGGTACGCAATCCGCTGTCGGTCATAGTTTTAACCGCTTTTTTAAGGACTGTGTTATAATCAACCGCACCGCTTGCAATCTGCATAAGTCCGTTGTCAAGAGTGCGTTGGTAAAAGTCCGCAAGCGGAGTAAATGGCAGCGTATTGTCGGCATTTCTCACGGCGAATCCGAGTGAGCCTGTAATGTTCCTGTACTCCGATTTTGTCTGATTTTTGACCGCCTTTACAAGTTGTTGCAACTGTTTATTTTCTGCATAAGGAATATGCTCTTTGCCCTTGCTTGTATAAAGCTCCTCATTTCTTGCATATCCCGATTTCACGACTTCGTCATAGATTCTGTCGATTTCATCGTCAGACACATCGAGCGTGCTTTGAATAAGGCTGTCTATTTCATCCTTACTCACGCCCAATTCATAAAGCCTGTTAATCTGCCAATCAGCGGCAGAGGTTATTTCCTCACCGTTAGCTTTCAAACGCTCCGTAAGGTCGGACATGATGTTCAATTGCAAACTGCGGTACAGCTGTTCCATAGCCGAGGGCAAAGCCTCAATTTCAGTCGGAGTGAACATTATTCGATAACCTCAGATGACTGCGGAAGATTCTTTTTCGCTGTCTTTTCGTCCTCTCCATACCACTTTGCCCGATATTCTTCAGGTTTCATAATACCGAGGTTCAAATCCTGAATATCCTGCTTGCGTTCCGTTTCTTCATCGGTCAAAATACTATCCTTAAAATCACACACAAACGAATAACCGCTTGTTGTCAGCGAATTGTAAAAGGCAAGAGCATACACCAAATCATCAAGGCAATAGCGAAGCTGTTTCTGAATTGCCGACACGGTATTGTACTTTCTGTCCTTAGCCGACTTAATCTCCGTAGCAGTCTTTGCGACTGTTTCGGGATTTGAAAGGTCACCGTATGCAAGACCGACCGCAAATTCAATCATACGCAGATATGTATTCAAGCCGTCCGTAATGTCGGACTGTCGGAACGCAGGTGAAAAGTCCTTGAACAGTTCTTCGTCGCCCAAATCCACATCAACGGCACGGTACAAACGCCTGTTAAGTCTGTCGGCTTTGCCGTCCTTAAATACGGCAGAATCAACATGAATCGCACGCTCACCGCTTTCAAACTCCCAGTCAAGCCGTCCGAACTGTATATCGGCTTTCTGAATGATTTCAAGTCCGCTGTCAAAAATCGACATACCGCAGGACGAGCCGTCAACCGTGTTTTTAATCGGCACTCTGAAATAACCGAACGCAGGTCTTTTCATATCGGGGTATGTGACCGCAGGCGGTAAGTCTGCCCACTCGTCAATGACAGCGAGAGGAATTTCAGTACCGAGAACCTCGGATGATGACGAACGGTAAGCCGTGTTAGTAACAGTCAAGCCCTTGTCCTTATCAAGGCTGTGATATTCAAGCCTTGTGTAGTAGTTGTCACCAATTTTTTTAAATTCGGGGAAGATGACCTTTACAAGCCTGTGCTTTGCGTCAAACTCAATCGGCACAAAAGCATTTGCCGAGATATATTGTACCCTGTCACCGCCCAAAGGCTTGATGACCATTGCGCCTGTTGCAAGACCTGACTGTAACTCCGAATTAAGTTCCTCGGTTGCAGTTTCAAACAATTTTGACAGCGTTTCATTTGAGATGTTCACCGTCATTTCGTTAAGCGTAATGTTAGCAAACTCCCTTGTGATTGACTGCTCAAGCCTCAAACTGATAACATTTTCATCAAGCCACGGAGCTTTGCCGACATAGCAGTTTTGCCATATGCCGATAGCCTTTTGCATTTCTGCCGTAATCGCAAGCCGTAAATTAAGCGCCTGCCGAATATTTTCAAGCGGAAACATTCGCCTCCACACTCCTTTCAAAAAATCTATAAGTCCCATTTCACACCGCCTTTATAAACCGTTTCATATCCCTTTCAAATGTGTATTCAAAGCCGTCAAGGCTGTCGATATCTGTTGAACCGTCATCAAGCCGTTCATCGTCAAGTTTTTTATCATTCCACACAGCCTCACAGAGAGCCGTTTTAAGCGTTTCGCAACCGTCGGCATAAAAGAACCTGCCCGAGCCCATAAGTCGGAGCGTACAGCGAATACGGTCTTGTATGGGGTATTTCCTTGCAGGTCTGACAATTGTTTCGGGAAAAGTCTTTTCAAAGGCTCTTTTAATACCTCTGCCAAGTACGGTTTCGGCATTATCCCAATAGACAAAATCAACCTTTCCGCATAAGTCAAAAACAGACTGAGCAAACTCAATTGCCAGCCTGTCTAGATCGTTACTGTCATATTCTCCGAAATATCTTTCGCTCTTCAAAGCAATAAGATTTCCGTAATTTTTTGTTTTTGCCGTTGCGACAAAGGCGTGTCCTGATTTGTTACCGCCAAAGTCAATGCCGATTGTTATATCCCAAAGTTGAGATTTTAAAAACTGCCTTATTGGCACATCGGGATTTATTTCATCGACAATCTGACAGCAAAAGTCTTTTGGATTGTCGGCAAATCTGCGGTAAATTGCACCCTCTGCACGCACCCACTTGCCGAGAATAAGGCGGTCATAATAAATCGTTCCCTCGTATTCGTTGCAAAGGTTCTGAACAAACTCCTTTGAAAGAAAACTGTTGTCAAAGATTGTATATTCCTGCAAATAAATATCTGCGTCGCTGTCAATAAACTTTTTCAGCCAATGCGTAGGGTGTTCAGGGTTTAAACTGCCGTCAAAGCAGGAATACGGCTTGTCAAGTCGGGATTTCAGCATATTGAAAACATCTTCGTTCCACTTTGCAACCTCATCGCCGTATATATACTTTGCAGACGCACCCTGAATTTTTGCAACCTGACTGACCTTTTCCGCACCGAGGCAATAGACATCTTCACCGCATACATTTGCAATATTTCGGCTGTTGATTGTACCCACAATGTCGGAAGAGTAACGCTCACGCATAGGCTGTAAAACATTTCGCTCAATTGTTTCCTTTGATACGCCTATGATAAAGCACAAGCCGTCCTTGCCTATTCTTTCACGGATACGCATAGGAACAATACAGGTGACATCAACAAAGCTTTTGCCCGAACGAACGGCACCGCTTTTAATGTTCCAGCGGTGTACGGCATTTGCGATGTATTCCTTTTGCTTAATCGTGTACGGCATTGTCCTTTACACTCCTTTTTGCGTCCTCTCTGATTTCGTCAAGAATGTTGTCGAGCTTTTCAAGTGCGGTTGTGTCCGCCTCGTCCTTCTGCTTATCTCGCCACTTGTCGGGACGGCGGTTTTTGAGCCAAAATATCTGTGCCGTGGTGTTGCCGTCAAGTGCAGACGACAGTAACGCATTTTCAACCTGATAATCGACAACCTCTTTGCCCTTTTTTAGGGCATTACAAATATTACCATAACGCTTTTTCCATTCCCACAAGGTCTTTGCGGTAATGCCCATATTTTTAGCAATCTGCTCATCGGTCAGACCGTCCCTTGCCCAACCCTCAAGCAGTAATAAATTTTCTTTTTTAAGCCATTTTTCATACTTTCCCTTTGCCACCGTCACCACCTCTCTTTATTAAAAATTCTAAAAATAAGCAAAAGAAAAGGCAGCACATTGCTGTACTGTCTTGTAGCAAGCGTCCGTATTTGCACCGGACATTCATATCGCTATGCGTGTTCCTCACAACACAAAACCACCCTCAAACGAGAGCGATCTGTGCGATTTTTTAGGGGGACATAAATGCCTATGTCGTTTTGTTGCTTTCTTCAGTTTACATTATACCGCACCTAAAACGGAAAAACGGACAAATTTACCAATGGTGGCGGTTGCACATTTTTCTTATGTTGTCGGGAGTGTTGATTCCGCCTGTATCGACTGCAATCTTCGCCCAGCTGTATTTTAAACCGAGGTGCATAAACAGGCAGTTTTCCACAAAATCGTCCCGTGAGAGGCTGTTCAGAGCCGAGTTCCTGCGGATTTCAAGATTCTGAATATCACGCTGAATATCGGCAATCTGCACCACCGCATTGCCCACCCTGTCGGATGTCTGACCTGACGGAACAATTCGTTCGCCCAGCGTCACTGCGGTGTTGTCCGCCTCAGCCTGAATCCGTGCCATTTTCGCCCTGAGCCGTGAAATCTCTCTGTTAATGTCCTTAATCTCTTTAGCTGTCAATCACTGTCTACCTCGCTTTCAAGCCATTTTTTAATCCCGGTGGTACAACTTTTATCATCAAAGTAATAACCGTTGCATTGCTTTTTGTAATAATCGCAATTCCCACACTTATCGAATTGGTGCACGAATAAGAATTGAGTCATATCATGTATGCTCATTGATTTGATTTTTTCAAAGTTTGTCATTCTTAACTTTTCACAGCAACTGATTCTCCGGATGTGTGATACTCTGAATGCGGTATTTTTAACTACTTTATTATTTACATCAATGCAAAAATAAAAATTAACCGGTACTGATAAATTAGGGTCGTTTTCAAAGGCTTTTTCACCCGTCTTATGTAAAGTACCCTCAATTACAGTGTTATCCAAAAGAGTAATTGTCACACATCTGCCTAAATACCTTTCAAGTTCATTTCTTGTCATTGCTTTCACTCCTTATCCATTTTTGCACCGCAGTAAGGGCAGTATGGATACAAATCAATGTCCTCGTAAAAAGTGAGAAAGTTGCCACACTCAGAACATAAATAATTTGCATAACCGACACCCTCGCTGTCATATTCCCACTTACCGTGTTTAATCTCTTGCATATCACACACGGTTGCTTCGTCTCGCTACCATTATAATTGGGTATATCCAACGCATAGTAACTGCAAATATCACGGATTTTTAATTCTTTTTCAATCATCGCTCTTCACCAATCCTCTCCGTCAAAACTTAATTGCCCAGGCAAAACACCATCCTGCATCCACCAGTGATAAACCTCAAGTCCATTAGCGTGTTGTGTAGCTTTGCCTCTTTGCTTTCTCACTTCAAGCATCTTGTCGAATGCTCTTATATACATATTTCGGTACTTGGGATATCGTGCAAATTCCGCAAATCTCTTCTTACTTACCATTGGACAGCCAATGCATCCAACACGGTCAAATCCACAACTGTATAACGGATTAAGATTAATGTGTTCTTGGTTGATGTACTCCCAAACATCACTATCCGACCAATCACAAATAGGGTTGTAGATTATCTTCCCTTGTAACTGACAATGCTCAACTATCTGCCTCTTATCGTCGTTGTCATTGTTAAGGATAATTTTATTCGCTGAATTGAAAGTATAAGTTTCGATTACTCCCCTTGACCGTCTTTTCGCGCTTTCTGCTCTTCGCACTCCTGTGGCAATAGCACGATTCTTACCGCCTGTTTCTTTCAGAATTGCACAACAATATCTTACTAACCGTGTGGGTGGAATACCTTTTTGCACTATCAGTGACCACATAGATGTCGGCTTGCCCTTGTATCTCGGCATATCAATGTTGCATTTTATGCCTTTAGATTCTAACTCCTTGAATTTATTGCGTATGTGGTAAACTGTTTCGGGAGCATCAGCCGTTGTGTGACTATGTTGAACCTCGAAGTCTATACCCGATTTAATCGCTAAATCTAAAATAATGTCGCTGTCTTTGCCACCTGAGTAACAAAGCATAAGCGGTTTTTGGTAGTAGCGCTTGCTTATTTCTGCTCCGTCACGCAGTCGCATTATAGCAATCTTTTCCAAGTCCATTACTCTTCACCGTCCATTTCGTCAGACCAATCTAACCTCTGCCCACAATGATAGCAGTAATTCGCTATGCCTTTTCCTGTAAATTTCCTTCCGCAGTTAGGACACTCATATGTAGTCACATAACGGATAACCTGTTCATCAGCCAGAATAGGCTTTCTCGGCTTACTCAAAGCTAATATTTTTTCAATATATGGCTGTTTAGCAAGTTCAAACTTCCCTGTTTCCTCGTTGTACATAATTTTCATCACTCTTCACCGTCAATCGTATCACGGGTGTTATTGATTTCCTGTCTGAGTTCCATTTATCACAACTCCTATTTAAATTTCTTTTTGTTTATCATACAAACATACCCACCCCAAAGGGACCTGCCTAACATACGGACACTTTTTACAACAATAGACACATATGTATAAGCCTTTTTTTGAATATGGGCATTTCCGTATGCTACACGGATGATATTCGTGTTTACACTTTCGACAAACCTGCAATTTCATAATCAATTACCCAATTGCAGATATTTTTCAATTGTCTGCTTTGCTGATGTACTGCCATAACATACCTTTACGGCGTATCCGCACCGTGAAAGATTCTGCAACCATTTATCCTGATGTTCAGAAGTCTTATTGTTGCCGACTTTAAGCTCAATATATAAGCCGTGATATTTACCTTTTGGCACAGCAAGGCATAAATCCGGAACACCTGCCCTAACTCCTTGCCTTTTAAGATGTGCGGCTTCGGCTTTATCTCTTCTGCCACCATTTGGAACAGCGTACAGCATTGAAAGTTCAGGATGTATTTTCATTTGCACACATTTATCCGCCCATTTAATGAGTTTACATTGCTCCTGTGCTTCAGACATCATTTTCATTTCCTCTCGTAAAACGGTAATTCTTATTTTTATCGGCTTTAATAAAAATTTTCGGATTAGCCATTTCTGAAATTCTACTGCCTAAAGCCTCATCAATCTGCGAAATCTGTTCAAGTGATAATTCAGATGTTATGACAGTCGGCAATCCTTCATTGTATCTGTAATTGATAATCTTAAATGTAGCATTGACATCAGCTGTTGAGACAAAATCGCCCCTGCGAGTTTTAAAGAAATCATCAATATAAAGAATTTCCGCTTGCTTATATGAATTTATGAGAGCTTCATACACCTCTAAATTACTCGATGCCTGCTTGATTTTGGTAATATCATCCTGCCAAAGCATATATTTAGGTGCTTTGCCTTTTTTGAGTAATGCTCCGACAATAGCCGTACATATATGTGTCTTTCCACAACCGGGCTGACCGCCGAAGAAGAACCAATCAGAGCATTTGTCAATGTACTCATATGCTTTATCTTTCACATATTTCTGCCAATCTGAGGTTGTCTTGTAACTTTCAAAAGTATATCGTTTAAGAAGTTTTTGAAGACCGCTGTTCTGCATTCTGTGAAGTTCATCTCGAATTTTCATACAATCACATTTGCAAGCAACCACATCATATGTAACCTGCCCGAAAGACGTTTCGCCTGCCTTTACACGGTAAATATAGCCTCGGTTCATACATTTCTCGCACTCATAGCCAATGAGCTTACCGGGTGTTGAGTTAAACACTTTTGCTTCTTGTTCGGCTCTTTCTCTCGGAGTGAGTTCTTTAGAAGACTTTCTCGCCCGTTGGATAATTTCCTCCGCTCGCTGTGGTGACATTATTCTTGACATTATCGCTTGGATTGAATCCATATCCTACACCTCCTCTGTCTTGGACCTTATTAAGCCATTTAGTAATGAACCCTTTAATGCCGGTTCTTGTTTTTCTCCTGCTCGGATTAGCTTCGAGCCACCCCAACATCGAACGCAATTGTTGTTCTACATCAACAGCAGGATACAAAATTTTGTAGTGCTGAACATCAGATTTTGAAACTGAATAATTACTCTTATCGTTCAAAGGTAATGTAATAAAAATATTTTCACCGGCGGTGTCGGCTGCATTTGCAGACGGCATCGCATAATAATTATTTCTATTTACTTTACTTTCCTTTACTTTACTTTTCTTTGTGTCGTTCTCGGAGAGATTATGTTCATTCTCGGAGAGATTATGCTCATTTTCAGGTATAACTATATAAGCCTTTGTTTCTTCCGTTTTCAAAAGCCAATATAATCTATTTATTGTGCGACCTCGCACGGAGCGTTTTTCGATAGCGTACATATATCGTTCTTGCATCATTTTGTTGGTCAGTATGCTCTCCCTATCAAACAGCCCGTTATCAAACAGCCCAATTCGTAAGCAAAGCTTAACTACCTGATTTACCGTATCTGATTTAATTCCACCGCTCATTCGTTTCGCTATCGTGGCAGCACTGGTTTCTTCTCGCCACTCATAATAGTAACCATTTGTTGCATAAGCTTTGGTACAAATCCAAAAAAATACTCCAAAGCCGTCCCAACCCTGTGCATCAATAAGCACATCAAATCTCTCATCATCATCGAACAAGTGAACATCCCAAGCCGCAAAGTCAAGCCCTCGCTTTGGTTGTCCAGCCATTCACTGTATCACCTCTTTCTTTTTGTATTAAGTTTCAGCTTTGTACAAAGATATTCATCCAGTTTTATTCCGTAGATTTTATACTTATCAAATAGTTCTTTCTCGTGCCAATGTGCTTCATCGTGATGTTTTCTGCAAAGGCAAATGGCTTTCAGTCCAGTATGAACTATCTGTTCTCTATCTTGTCCCATACCAACTCTGTCAACATGATGAACTTCACCTGGTGCATTGCATATTGCACACTTACGATTTTCAAGACAACTGTACAAGTATCTGCCTATATCATCTGTAACATTAAGCAGAGTATCTCTTGTTCCGATATTTTGGTAGAAACAAAAATCTATCAGATAGCTTATGAAATTTCTTGCTACGCTTTTTTCGCAATCAGACAGCGAAAAGTATTCAATGCCAAATTCACCGCAAAAATTAAACTTGAAATATTCTTTAATCCATTCGGGATTATCTCCGCACCAAAATGCTATATCTCTGATGATTGCGTATATTTTTCTTCGCTGTTCGGCAGAAATCGTGCGTCCGTCAACAATTCTGAGTTCAATTTCATGTACTTGTTTCTGTGCAAGTTCTCTGCCGATACGCTCATGCGGTCTTACTATTAAGTTATATCCGTCATAAGATACTATGTTCGCTGATGTAATCATACTAAGTCCTCGTGTTGGTGCATATAAACGAAGAAACTGTCATTACCCATATTTTGATACAACCATTCATCGCACTTTTCTTTGCTCAAATGTGTACGAAGAACTCTATCTTCGTACACATATTGACCTTTCAATCGTTTATCTTTTATTCGATTAAGTAATTCTGTTTTTGAGTAGTTAGCTTCTACAAGATACAAATCGTAGTTCTTAGCTGTTATATGAGCGATTTCCGATGTATCAGTTGCGTATATAACTTTATATATCCCCTGTTGAGTGTTGAAGTGTAACTTCCAGCCGATATTAGGAACATCATGCCGAAGTGGTACTGCTGAAAAAGTAATATTGCTGATTGAGTACCATTTATCCTGAGCGACTATGAAAGAATTGTATTGAAAGGAGGTATCACCTAATAAAAAAAGCTTTTTGCAAAGATAATTGGGGTAAATTATCCGAATACAAGGGTGTTCGGACAGCAGTCGCTTTAGAGTAGCAACATTACAATGGTCTCCGTGTTGATGAGTTAAAAAAACATATTTAACTCGGTCAACCACTTCACACTCAACAAGTTTGCTGAACGGCACTCCGCAGTCAATCAAGACTTGACCGTCAAGAAAGACTGCGTTGCCCTTAGAGCCTGTGCTTATTATCTCTAAATCAATCATTTCATTCTGCAAGATCATCAATAGAGAACTGTTCTTCATCCGGTTCAGATGAAGATGAATTGTAAATTTCAGGTGTTTCAGCAGGAACTTCTGCATCAATCATGGTATCGGTGTCATAATCGGGAGTTCCGTCGGCATTGATTATATGATTGTCAGCTTCATACGCTGTCTGCATTTCAACACTCATAACGCCCCATTTGCTGATAAGCTGTCTGAGCATTGTTTTCTTAGCCATCGCATCAAAATCCTTTGCCCAAAATGTATAGCTTGTGCCCTTCTTGATATCATTTGCATATCCAGCTGAATACTTCATAGCGTGCTGTTTCATCTTATCCTTACTCCAGTAAAGAGCTTTCTCAAAGCCGTTTACATAGCGAAAATAAGAATAATATCCGATTGTTTCAGCTGTTTCACGCTCTGTTTCATCTTCAATCATTTTGATTGTAATTTCTTCTGTGAGCGGATCCCAATTAAGAAGTTCTCCCTCTTTGATTTCCACCACATTAAGTCTTTTATACTGACCACTACGAATAGCGAGCTGTATGTATCCACGATAGCCAAGAACAAATGTAGCTGTTGTACGCTTATTCTTTCTGTCCTTAAACGGGACCATATAATACTGACCGAGCTGTGGTGACGGAGGAAGTCCGAGAGAGTGACCGCAAAGAGCCGCCGAAAGAATTGTAGCTGCATCGCATTCTTCGAGTGCAGGATTTGTACTCACCACAGATGTGATAGCCGCCGTAAATTTCTGAATTTCCTTCGGGTCTTTCATTGAGTTTGAAAGACTTTTCTGAAAAGCCTGTGTCTGGAGCATTGACGAAAACTTCGGCTTTCTCTGCTGAATCTGATTGTTTTGATTATTATAATTACTCATAGCGCAATCCCCTTTCGTTGATTAACTGCTTAACAGTGAGTGCAAAATCTTTAAGCTGTGATTTTGTACCGTAAACCTTGAATGACAATGACAGAACTTTTTCATCTTGCTGTGGCTGTTCTGATATTTCTTCAACCGGAGGAGCAACTTCTTCAGGCACATTTGCAACAAACGGTTCATATTCGTCAAGAGTGTTGCTCACAGTCTGCTCGGCTTTTTCACGCTCTGCTCTTTCGGCTTCTGCCCTTGCTTTTTCTTCTTCAATAGCCTTGTACCTCTCGGTTACGGAAGTTATTGCAACCGATACATTCAAAGACCGCTTATACTCGTACAGGATTTCGTCCTTGTGCTCCTGCGTTGCGATAAGCTTTAAGTCATCCATAATCTTGTCAAGGTTAGATTTTATAGTTTCTTTAAGCTTTTTGAGAGATACGCTCATAGTAATGTTTAAACTAACTTGCTCATATGCCACAAAATCAATACCAAGTGATTTTGAATACTCATCAAAATAGCTTTTTGATTTTTCGTACTTTTCCTGTTTAAGACCCTGCTCAATGGTGTCAACCTTACCTTTAAGGGCGGAATCAGCTTTCTTATAAGGCAATGACACGCAATCTTTGTAAACTGTTTCAAAAGCCTCATAAGGTGTTATTATTTCCGATTTAACCACTTTTCGGCGAGTTTCAAATTCCGCAAATTCCTTATTGAGCGATGAACGCAACTTCTTGATTTCCTTGTAGTTTTCGTCTGTACATATCATTTCGCAGGCAGTGTTTACCTTTTTCTCAATTTCAGATTTAACCAGCTTGAGATTCTCGATGATGACAGGAATCTGAGCTACCTGAATTAAATCGGTTGAATCAGGTTCTGCATCATTAACTGTTGACAGATTTTTTACTTCTTCCATATCAGCAGTTTCAAGCAAATTAACGGGTTCTGTAATTTTGGTCATTTTATGTTACCTCCTTAATCTATTGACCATTCTTCCTCGGTAATGCCGTGAAAAAGTTCGGCACATTCACGAGAACAGAAAATATCATCATTTGTATCTCTGAAATATGTATAATCATATCTGAGTTCTGCGTTGCACGCTCTGCAATGCCCCATTACCAGTACTTGCGGTGCGTTTGGGCACATCGGATTACACGGAGTGCTTCTGCATACTTCGCACATTTTAATATCTCCTAACTATTGATTTTTCGATTCAATATGATATAATGAGCTTGTTTAAATTTCTTTTTGTTTAATCCCGTGTTGCTGTTCCTAAGCAATGCGGGATTTCTCTTTGCCTGCAAGTTGCATTTCAAACAACGCCTTTGATACTCTTTCAGCTCTGAGTTCTTCCCTGATAAGCTGTTCAAGGTAATAATCCTCAAGGCGTTCACCGTTTGCATCACCAAATCGGCTGATAATAACCGCCAACTTGTTCTTAGCGTGTGCCTTAGCAATTTCAAACTCAGATTCAGTGCATATGTATCCGTTTGAGGATATGAAATCAGTGTAATTCAAAATATTTTCCCACCTTTATATTTGATAAACATTTTGCTAAGGTCCGCAAAATGTTCTTTTCATCAAACAACCTTGTAGTCTTTGGCATTTTCAACCCCCACACATTCAAAACCGACTGTTTCAGGTTTTGATGATTCATAGGCTTTGAGCCTTCGGGCAAGCTCTGCGTTCTTGGCTCTTTCGGCAACATACAATGCTGTCACCTTGTCAAGTTTTGCCTTGGCTTTTTCAAGGTTGCTGTGTGCCGTTTCAAGGTCGGTCTGCGTACTCGCAAGGCTGTTTCTTGTGTGTTTGAGTGTCAGTTCGCTGTAAAAGAGCTTGTCCTTTAATGCTCTTTTGGTCAGTCTGTTTCTTAATTCCATTGTTAATGCTCCTTTATGTATTGTCTGATTTCTTCCTTGTCAAATCGCCAAAGCTTTCCGATTTTGTGGGCAGGAAGAACGCCCCTTTGTGCAAGCCGTGTTGTGTAATCAACATTAAGTGCAAGCAACCGCGCCACATACGGCACATCAATTATCACCGGCACTTCATCCCAATTGATGATAGGTCTTTCTCTCGGCATATGTACACCTCCTATTTTTCGTTGGTAATTTTGTCTGAAACAATTTCGACTGATTCAACATCAGCTACGCTGAGTGCCAGCTTGAGCAGTACAACCTTGCTGACCGTTCGTGTTATCTGATAGCTTGTAACATACGGAATTTCTGTTCCGTCAATTTCAAGAAGAAACTTGTCCTTTGTGTCAATAAGTTTAAGTTTTGCCATTTTCTCACCTGATTTCTGTTTTACCTATCTTGATTTCTACACCCAAAGCTGTTAAGAGCCTGTCGGCATTTTCAAGAGAAATGCTCTTCTTTCCTTTCTCCCAATACTGAATAGCTCTTTTAGTAAAGCCCGATTTCTTAGCAAGCTCGCTTTGTGAAAGGCCTTTCTGTTTCCTGCTTTTTAGCAATATTTCAGCAAATTCATTGATGTGCATTGATTTCACCAACTTTCTATGATATACTATATGTAGTGATGAACGGCAATTCATTACACTATATAATGAAAGTGAGGTGTAATTATGAGAGAAGACTCAATTGCAAAAATTGCGGCATTGTATGCCAAAGAAATTGCAGTCGCAAAGGCTAACAGTTCTGATGTGTCTCCTTGCGAGGCAAGTGGTAAACATATGGCTAATTTCTATACAGAACTTTTTAAAGGCATAAATGAAGCACTTCAAAACTCAGCTCTCAAAGACTAACAAAACCTTGGCGACCTCAGGCAGAACAGCAACTTCTGCTATAGAGGCCGCTTCTCCTTTTGCTACCCTTACGACAAATTCTGATAAAGCATTTATAACCTTATCTCTATCTTCCTTTTTCATTTCTTCACCTCTTTTCAGCTAAGTCCGTTTAATAGGATTGTGATTGTGGTATTATTGATTGTGTTGCAAATATCTTTTGCGAATGTTATAATCGAGCAAAGGAGCTGATTATATGTGGGTAATAATTAGTGGCATTTTAGGCATTGCAGGCTTTTTAATATCTTTAATAAACCTGATTAACTATTTTGTTTCGCACAAAGTGAATTTGGAAATCACAATGCTTGAATACGCATACAAATTAGGCGTGCAGGGAAAGAAAAGACTTTTCATTCATTTTAAACTTAACAATAAATCGCAACTGCCTATTTCTGTTACCGACATTCAATTAGTTCTGAACGGCATAGAGTACACCGAAGATTACAACACCCATGAAGTTAATTCTTATCATCACGAGGCAAAAGGTGTTGATGAGTATGTTCCGACATACAATGAACATCTGCCTATCAATCTTGAGTGCCTACATTCTCATTCGGGTTACCTCGTTTTTGTAATTCCTGAAGATAATTCTCCAAATCTCGATAAAGGTCTGACTTTTCAAATTCGCACCAATCGGAATAAGGAAGTACAAAAGAAAGTGTCATTGAATGAGGTGGTAACGCTCCGCTCCACTCTACCTTATCAAAAGTATAAAAATCTTTTTCTAAAGGATAAGGCGGAACATAAGGCGCACTGACAGTCTTGGTGACTGTTGGTGCTTTTTCTATGTTGAATAAATTATTAAAAAATCCCATTTTCTCACCCCCCTTAATAAGAATATAAAGGCTGATTTAGTTTGGTTGGGTTACAAGTTCTTCGAGTTCTGCGATACGCTTTGTAAGAGCACCGAGATTTCGGTAAACTTCAAGCATATCCGCCGTGTAATCAGGCACTTTTTCCTCAACGATTTTCATTCGTTTGTTAAGGTTGTCAAGTGCACCGTACACATTGAAAATTTCGTCTGTATGAGTGTTAGCCATAATTCTCACCTCCTTACGCTGTTTTCTGCGTGTTGCTGTTATCGGCAAGTTTTTTGCCCGCAATCATTCCCTGCATCATAGCATAAGCTATTTCTTTATCCCTACCGTCCATAGCAAGCAAGGTCTGAGCCAATTCATCGCCTACACTTAACTTAACCTGCGTGTTAGTATTACTGATTTCTGCGGTTGTTTTCATTTTTTCCACCTCCTTAAAATAATAACGATAATTGCAATGTTGCAAACTGCAATCAGTCCGCTTAATGCAACGCTGATAATATCCATTCTGTTCACTCCTTTATATATTGACAACAGAAAAGGCATATACTATAATCTTACACAGGGGAGTTGGTCGCTCCCCTTTTCAGATTTCTTATCAAAACATTTCTTTGATTAAATCAATGATAGCTTTGATAAGGTTAAGTATTGCGGTCGCAAACACCAACTTTTCAAGGGGGCTGGGTTTGCGACCATTCTTTTTGCCTTTCGCCATTGTTTTTCACTCCTTTGTTTACTCTGTACACTTATTATACCGTTTAATTTCCCCAATGTCAACTATTTTTCAAAATAAAATACACTTTTTTAAAATTAAGTTGACAATGTATATTTTTAGTGTATAATAATAACTGAAAGGAGATATTACATATGACCATAGCGAACAGAATTTCAAAAATAAGATCTGAATTAAATCTTACTCAAACAGATTTAGCTGAAAAATTAAATATAAGCAAGTCGGCTGTTTCTCATATGGAACGAGGTGAAAGAGCCGTTACGGAGCGTACTATTTCAGATATATGTGAAAAATTTAATGTCAACCGTGAATGGCTTACCGAGGGCATAGGCGAACCTTTTACGGAACCTGAAACAGAAAGTGTTTTAGATTTGTTAAAAAAAGAATATAATCTTGATGAATTAGACCTTGAAATAATGCGAGGCTACTTAAATATGTCGCCGATTGAAAGACAAGTTTTTAAGGACTTTATAAATAGCACAAAAAAATAGAGAGCTTTAAGCTCCCCATTTTCCATTTTTATATTGTCGATATGCCATTCTTATGATATTTAGTAAATGTTTTAACAATTCATTTGATTCAATTAAGTTAATGTATTCGATAATCTCGTTTTTTATATCTTTATTTAATTTCATCATTCAATCCCCTTTCGGATTATAGCAAAATTCCTATACTTATATTATAGAACATCTGTTCGATATTTTCAAGTGTCAAGGATTAAAAATACAGCAAAGTACCATAAAACGGACTTTGCTACAATATTTTACACGGAGGTGTTAATATGGATAGTTGTGCAAAACTAAAGAAACTAATACAGACCGCAAACGAGCTGTTAACTAAAAGAGTAACAGCCGATTTACCCGAGTTTAAAACTTGGCACGCAAGTGCACTTAGATTTTTAACAAACGAGTTTGGCGAAGACAGCATTGAAGTTACAAACTTTAAAAAGACACGCTTTCAGTGTGCGTTATTTGATGATGAACAGCAACGAATTTGGTGTTCTAAAGGATTAAAAGCAACAATTCCTATGTTTGAGGAATTGCTCAGCGACCTTGATGAAGATGATGAAAACACACCAAAAAATGATAGTAAGATAAACAACAATAAAGTGTTTATCGTTCACGGTCACGACGGAGAACTAAAATATAAAACAGCTGAACTTTTAAGAAAACTCGGCATAGAGCCTATTGTCTTACACGATCAGCCTAATTCATGCAGAACAATTATTGAAAAAATTGAAGATTTCGGTAGTGAAGCAAGTGCGGCTATTATTCTTTTTACTCCCGATGATGTCGGCAAAGCAGTTTCAGAAGAAGAACCCAGAGCAAGAGGAAGACAAAATGTTGTTTTTGAGGCAGGTTATTTTATGGGACTTCTCGGAAGAAATAAGACCATTTTAATTCAGTCAGATAGTTCTATCGAATTACCCGGTGATTTAAGCGGTGTTGTTTATTCTGACGGCGCAAGTGAATTTACAATTGCAAGAGAGTTAAAAGCTATGGGGTTCAACATTGATTTGAATAATCTAATGTAATCAACAAACTTCATACACCGACAGCCACGATCTGCCGATTAAATAGAATAAATAAAGAAAGACCGCCCACAGCTGGCACTATGAGCGGTCAAAATAGGGATAAAAAGGCGCTAACCTCTTTATATTTTATTGTACATTTATTGATAGTACTTGTCAATATAAAAATAAGGAGGCAAAATAATGGGATTACTCTCTAAACTGTTTAAACCAAAACAGCCGACACCACAACCGCAAACAAACGCAAAACCTGAAACTGGTAAATCGCATACAAAGGTATGTAAAGTTGCAGGCGTTACTTTTAACGGCAGACAGAAAATCTTGAAAAAACTTAAAGCTGATAAGAGTGCCGGCAAAACTCTTAATGTTAGTATGCAAGAATATGATTATCAAGGCAATCCTGCTATCAGAATTCTTGTAAATGGAATGGATGTAGGCAATCTACACACGGAAGATGTTACTTTCGTAAAAGAAAATCAAGAACGCATACTTGGTATCAAAGATTTTACAATCGCAGAGCATTATGATGAACACGAAAATAAAGACGGCGATACAACATATACAGCCCAGTATAATGCTAAGGTTAAACTTATCGTAGCAAATAAGAATTAAATAAAAAATCCGCTCCATTCGAGTACCAGTCGAACAGAGCGGAATCACCTACACAGGGTGCAGATGATACGATTAAAACGCAAAATAATTGTATCACAATCCCTTGTGTTTTTCAAGTAATTTAAAGCACAAGGGATTTTTGCACCCTTTTTTAAGCAAAAGGAGTGTATAAAATGAAAAAACGAAAAGACGGGCGCTATCAGAAGAACATCTATATCGGACGAGATGAAAACGGTAAACGAAAGTACAAATCTGTATGTGGCACATCACGAAAAGAGGTTGAAACGCTTGCCGCCGAATTAAAACAAAAACTCGGAAAAGGCATAGATATTTCATCTGATGATACATACGGATGTTGGAAAAAACGCTGGCTAACGGTTCAGAGGTCACTGCAAACACCACAGCAATACAAAACGCTTGAACGGTATCTCAAACATTTTACAGAGCTTGAACCTTACAAAATCAACAAGCTGACAATTTCCGACTTTCAGGAAATCGTGTTCGACTTAGCCGCTAAGAACCCTACAACAGGCAAACCCACAGCGAAAAAGTCGCTGAAAGAGTTCATCGCAACCGCAAGCCGAGTGTTTGAGTATGCTATTGAAAACCGAGCTATCGACTTCAACCCACTGAAATATGTCAAAATATCAAAGAATGCGGCAAAGAAAAAAGAACGCAGAGCCTTGTCACCTGAAGAGCAAAAGCTAATAATCAACACTCCGCACAGAGGAAGATTGCCGGCAATGATTATGTTGCTTGCAGGACTGCGAAGAGGTGAATGCCTCGGCTTGCAATGGGCGGATATTGACTTGAAACGCAACAAAATAAATGTTCATCAGACTTTGGTTCTTGACGGAAACAATTCTTACATAAAAGCAGGAGCGAAAACAGAAGCAGGCGTCCGCGAGGTTGATATTCCGACCGTTCTGTCAGACTATCTGAAAAGCCTTGCACCCCACTCCCCATTTGATTATGTAGTCACAACCACCAAAGGCAAACTTATGACAAATTCAGCGTGGCGGAGATTGTGGGAGAGTTATATCAATTGCCTAAACCTCGAAGCATTCAATTCACAGCAAAGCAAAATTGTCGGCATTGCTCCACGCAGTAAATACTGCCCCGACGGTATTCCGCAGGTCATAGAACCGTTTACAGCTCATTGTCTTAGACACACCCACGCAACAAATCTTTTCTATTCGGGCTATGATATTCTCTACATTCAACACCAGTTAGGGCATACCAAGCCCGAAACCACCTTGAACATTTACACGCATTTAATGCAAGATGATACTGAAGCACCTGCGAAAAAACTTGATGATTTTCTCAATCGTAAAATAAGCTAAAAAATAAATGCAAGGCAAATGTTAGGCAATCAAACTTCAATAACCTGATAAACACTGAACTTTTTGCACATTTATATAGTGGTTTGGGACCAAGATGCCGCAGGTTCAAGTCCTGTCACCTCGACCAAAAAAGGTGGTTTTTTAACCGCCTTTTATTTTTTGTCAAATTTTCTTAAAGTACTCTAAAATGGCTTAAACACTGGGATTTTGAGATTTCAAAAATTCAGTTGAGTAATTTTGAATTAAGTTAAAACAAGATAAAATGCAGTCAAACTTACTGTCATTTTAGTTTGCCTGCCGATTTTCAAGGAAACAAGATAATATATTTTTAAATTTTATTACACCGTAACACAAAAGATTTTTCTATTATTAAAACAACAAAGAGGTTAAGCAATTTTTTCTAACGCTTAACCTCTTTTGTAATTATTTATCATTGTGTTAATTTAAAATATTGTGTATAATATTTTATAATCTAAAGTAACACAGGAGGGTAAGTAATGAACACAGTAGATGAAATTAGAGCTTTTATATCGCAAAAAGAAAATAATGGTGCTCTTCTATTAACAGGAAAATGGGGTTGCGGAAAAACTTTCTTAGTCAATCAAGTAATTGAGGAACTTAATCAAGGAAACGATTTTATCGCTGTTTCCATTTCATTATTTGGTGTTGATTCAATTGAGTTACTGCATAAAGAAATAAAAAACAAAGTGTTTTTTAGCAGAGGGTTTGAAAAAGCACAAAAAAAATCAAAAAAAATATTTTCTCGTATAAAAAATTTTTCATTAGACACAACATATATTTTAGGAGAAACTTTTCCAATAGCTAAAAGTATTAACAAAGCTCTTACTATTCGTTGGCAAGATTATTTTAACGTTGAAAAAAGCATATACTGTTATAAAACTAATACAGAAATAATAGAATATGAAATAAAAACAGTTTGTTATAATGAGTATTATAACGAAGATATATTTATTGAAAAAGAAAAACATGTTATTAAGAAAAATTTAGTTTTATTTTTTGATGATTTTGAACGCTCTAAACTTGATAGAATTGAGTTAATGGGTGTAATCAATGAATATTCTGAAAACAGAGGAATAAAAGTAATTATTATTGCAGACGAAGAGAAAATAGCAAGTAATAAAGCTGATAAAAATAATTCCGATACCAACCATCAAATAGATAACACTAACAATACAAACCTCAGTACAACCGATAGCAATTTCAACTATTCTGATTTTAAAGAAAAACTTATATCTCGAACATTAAAAATTGAACCCGAATATACAACTATAATAGATTCTATTATAAATTATTATGAAGAAACAGTTAAAGGATACAAAGATTTTCTTATAAACAACAAAGAAATTATCTATCAAATCTATATTGAAAGCAATTCAGATAATCTTCGTTCTGTTAAAGCCTATATAATGGATTATGAGCGTTTGCATGAAGCTTGGCTAAATTCAAATGTATCAAGCGAATACGAAACTAATATGTTTTATAATTTTGGAGCTATGCTATTCGGCAACAAAATGGGAATATACGAAAAAAAAGACTATGGTTTGTTATTCTCATCCAGCAAATTATTAAGTATATTTACAAAATGGAATACTACATATGAATTTAATTCTTGTCAAGATTGGATACTTGAAAATGTATGGGATAAAAAGAAATTCATCTCTGAAATTAGTGAAAGATTTAGTATTCAGGCATATACTGCAGATGAAAAATTTATGTATTATAATCTGTGGGATTTGCAACAAAGCGATATTGAGGAAGGATTAGAAACAGTCCTAAATATGGCTTATAATGGAAATTTAACAAGGGATCAGCTTATAGATTTACTACAAAAAATTCATTATTTGAGAACCTACTCAGTTACATTGCCTTGCAATGTTGACTATACAAAAATGAAAAATGGTTTTGAGAGCAGAAAAGCAAAAATACTTAATTTTGAAATAACAGAACCTAAAAGAAGAACCTACACTGAAAAATCTGAAATTGACGAGGAAGCATATTCATTGTATGATGATATAGGCAATTTTGATTCAAAAATGTATGCTTTAGAAGCAAGGAAAAATTTCATTGAATATCTTGAATCAACTGATAGCAAAACAACCTATAATTTTAAAGATAAACTTATAGGAAGTTTTGATGAGAAATTTTTAGAAATGTTTTATAACAAATATTCTCAATGTAATAATGCCAAAAAGAGAGAAATGTATTTCACTTTCCTTGATATAAGTTTTTGCGATAAATTATATTCAGATGATGAGGTAAAAGAAACAATTTCAAATCTGCAAGAATTAAAAAGAAGGATTGAAAATAATGAAGAGAATAAAAACGATTATATAACAGCTATCATCAATCAATCATTTTGTGATAAAATAGATTCTAAAATTTTAGAAATTCAAACATATTATACTGAACTAAAAAAAGCTATTAAACACCAAGAGCAAGGCTACATATAGAAACTTCATTTTTAAAGCAAAAGAAAAGAGGACTCAATATTGAGTCCTCTTTCCTTGAAATATTAAACCATGATTAAAGTAGTTAATATCAAATG